CATTACAATATTAGCCACTGAACAATACGACGAAGTAAACGATAAGTTCTTCACATCTAAAGAACAAACATTATGCCTGGAGCATTCGCTGGTCTCCATTTCAAAATGGGAGTCAAAGTGGCTTAAACCGTTCTTATCAAAAGTAGAGAAAACGATAGAGGAAACTATCGATTACATAAGATGTATGACAATAACCAAAAACGTCGATTATGAGACATTTAATCTCATATCCAATGACAACATTAAACAAGTAAGAGATTACATAGAAGCCGCAATGACAGCTACAACTTTCCACAACGAAAATAAAACAACCAACCGAGAAATCATAACTGCTGAGATAATTTATTATTGGATGATATCGATGAATATTCCTTTTGAATGTCAAAAATGGCATCTTAATAGACTGTTAACACTTATAAACGTATGTGGTGTTAAGAATCAATCGCCAAAGAAGCGTGGTAAGAAAGAACTCATGAGTCGAAACGCGGCGTTAAACGCATCCCGTAGAGAATCGCTAGGTACAAAAGGATGATAAAAATACATCATCGTGGAAGTTTTAGACGATTAGAACGGATGCTTACACGAGCTCCAAAAATCAACTACACAGCAATTTTAGAAAGATACGGGCAAGAAGGTGTACGAGCCCTTGCTTTAAATACTCCGTTAGATTCTGGACTAACGGCAGTTTCGTGGAAATATGAAATTCATCGAGAAGGAACTTCTTTATCAATCATGTGGACTAATTCAAACGTTGTTAATGGCGTACCGATAGCGATTATAATTCAATACGGTCACGCAACACGAAATGGCGGTTACGTCCAAGGTAGGGATTATATAAACCCGGCATTACGGCATATATTTGATAAAATGGCAAACACGATGTGGGAGGAGGTAATTGGATAATGCATAGTGTCGATGAACGAGTTGTTGAATTACGACTCTATAATCAACAGTTTGAAAACGGGATTCGTTCAAGTGTAGCGTCTCTTAATAACTTGAAGGCCGGCCTCAACCTAGATGGCGCAACTAGAAGTTTATCGAATTTAGATAGAGCTGGAAAATCGTTTTCTCTAGCAGGTATAGCTGAAGGCGTTAATAATCTGTCCAATAAGTTCTCAACACTTGGTATTATCGGAATTACTGCCCTACAAAATATTACAAATTCAGCCATTAACACTGGCAAACAATTGATAGCTTCACTCACCATTAATCCAATAAAAACAGGATTAGAAGAATACGAAACAAAGATGAATGCCATCACCACGGTCTTAACCAACACTGCTAGTAAAGGTACAACTCTTGACGACGTTAACAAAGCACTCAACGAATTAAACATATATGCCGATAAAACCATTTACAACTTTGCCGAGATGACAAGAAATATAGGCACATTTACCGCTGCCGGTGTCGATCTCAAAACATCAACGACCTCAATCAAAGGTATAGCTAACCTTGCTGCTGGTTCAGGATCTAGTGCTCTACAAGCATCCACAGCCATGTATCAACTTTCCCAAGCTATAGCGTCCGGAGCAGTTAAACTCATGGATTGGAACTCGGTAGTTAATGCGGGAATGGGTGGAGAACTCTTTCAGAAAGCTTTGGAGAAAACAGCAAAAGAACTTGGTCACGGTCGAAACATGGCTATATCATTTAGAGAGTCGTTGGAATCCGGTTGGATAACCACCGAAGTATTAACTAAGACACTTGCTAAGTTTGCTGCGGACGAGTCTTTAATTAAAGCAGCGACACAAGTTAAAACTTTAACTCAACTACTCAGCACAATGAAGGAGTCGGTTCAATCTGGATGGGCTCAGACGTGGGAGCACGTCATAGGTGACAGAGAAGAAGCTGCTGGTTTCTTCACAGCCATTAATGACGGCTTTGGGGCTATCGCTGGAGCATCTGCCGAAGCAAGAAACGAGATGCTTGTTTTCTGGAAGGCTAACGACGGACGATACGCCATCATAGAGGCGCTATTCAACTCCTTTAAAGGGCTTAAAGAAATTTTAGACCCAATAGGTCAAGCCTTCAGTGACATTTTTCCACCAATGACGGGTGAAAGACTCGTTAAGATTTCCAAATCAATACGAGATTTATCAAGAAACTTCAAAATAGGAGACGAAACCGCCGCTAACATAAAGAGTACTTTCAAAGGTTTATTTGCCATTCTAGATATTGGTAAGCAAGCGTTGTTTGCGATCGCTGGCGGTCTTAGTTCGGTTATTCAATATTTAATTCCAGCAGGCGGAGGATTTCTTGCCATAACGGGTAGTATCGGAGAGTTTCTAACATCAATCGACAAGGCCATAAAATCTTCGGACTCGTTTAATGTGGCGATTCAGAAAATAGGAAATCTTATAAAACCCATAGCTGATGTTGTTAAAATGGCAATAGGCGGGATAGTTAACGCGTTTAAATCTCTTGGTGACATTGACACTGCTGGTCTTGATTCCTTCTCGGAGCACGTCGCCACGACGTTCAAACCATTTGAAAAGCTTGGTGAGATGGTTGACGCCGTATTTGCTGGTATATTAGTTGGACTTAAAGGCGTAGCTCCAACATTCTACAAAATAGCCGATATTATAGGTGGCGCGTTCTCAAAACTCGGAGCCAGTATTACCAGCGCAATTGACAACTCAGACTTCAATTCGATAGTCAACATGATAAACGGTGGCGTATTTACTGCTATTTTACTCGGATTAGGTAAGTTCGTAAAATCAATAACTTCAATAGCAGACGATGCTGGGGACTTTCTTGGTGGGATTACTGGGATTCTCAGTGGCGTTCGAGGTAGTCTCGAAGCATATCAATCGTCATTAAAAGCCGCGATCCTATTAAAAATAGCCATCGCTATTGGTATATTGGCGGTAGCGCTTGTAGCTATAGCATCGATTGACTCCAATAAACTCGCATCTTCTCTCGCCGCAATGACCACGATGTTCCTACAACTTTTTGGTGCGATGGCTTTATTTGAGAAGGTCTCTGGTGGTTTAGGATTCATGGTGATGGCTAGAATCACAACTGCAATGCTTGGTTTATCTGTAGCAATTCTTATTCTCGCTCATGCAATGACCGTCTTATCCAAGATAGATAAAGAAGGTATGCAACAAGGACTTACTGCTGTTGCAGCTTTAACTGGAATATTGTTGATCTCGGCGAAAGTTCTAAGTGGGATATCTGGCAGTCTAATAAGAGCTTCGATCGGGTTTATCATTTTCGGCACAGCAATACGAGTTCTTGTTTCTTCGGTAAAGAGTTTAAGCACTGTCGATAAAGCCGGTTTGACGAATGGACTCATCGGCGTTGGTGTATTGATGGCTGAACTAGCGCTATTTATGAAAGTCGCAGATCTAAGTGGTATGGGTGTGACCAAAAGCGTTGGGATTGTGGTTCTGGCTATAGCCATAAATGTATTGGGCGTTGCAGTTAAAAAGTTCAGCGAAATAGATACCGTAGCCCTTATCAAAGGATTACTTGGAGTCGGTGTTGTTCTAGCCGAAGTCGCCATATTTGTAAATCTTACTGGTAATGTTAAAAACGTTATTTCCACGGCATTATCGTTAACTATTCTTGGTGCGGCTATGATCATATTTGCGAAAGCCATTAGCAATATGGGTAAAATGTCATGGGATGAAATCGCAAGAGGATTGACAACCTTGGCTGGAGCTTTAGGGATTATAGTCGTAACATTCAAGACGTTACCAAAAAATATATTATTTCAATCGTTAGCCATGCTTGACATAGCTACTACGATAACCATATTGGCGAAAGCTCTATCTACGCTTGGAAAAATGTCATGGGAAGAAATATCAAAAGGGTTATTGGCTATGGCTGGTTCTTTAGGAATTATAGTTGCCACGTTTGCTTTGATGAAGAACAAGATACTCGATGCGACGGCGTTATTTATTCTTGTTGGGGCACTTCTTATCCTAGCACAAGTGTTGCAGACTCTAGGCTCCATGTCATTGGTTGCGATCGGAACTAGTCTACTTGCTTTGGCCGGAGCGTTTGGTGTTATTGGGTTAGCGGGTTTACTTTTAGCTCCACTCACTCCAGCGATATTAGCACTAGCCGGAGCAATAGCAATACTAGGTATAGGATGTTTGGCGGTAGGTGTTGGTTTATTGGCTTTCTCAGCCGGATTAGCCGCCTTAGCGGTATCTGGTACGGCGGGGGCAGTCGCATTAGTCGCGGTTGTAACCAGTATCGTTGGACTCATACCATTTATATTTAAAACTATAGCTAAGGGTATCATAGATTTCGCCATAATTATCGGCGAAGGTGCCCCAACGATAGCCAACGCTATGAAAGATGTAATGATGGCCATGCATCAAATAATAGTGGAAGTCGGACCGCAAATCATAACTACCATAGCAACTCTTATATTATCAATACTAGATACACTCGTGGCATCGGTTCCAAAAATGATTGACTCCGGAATGAAGTTGATATTGGGAATCCTCAAAGGAATCACTTCCCTAATAAAAGAGGTAGTGGAAGCTGGCATCGACGTGATTCTGCAGTTTATTGCTGGGGTAGTATCTAAACTCCCAGCTATTGTGGACGCGGCATTCAAAGTTATAATTGCGTTTATTAACGGATTGGCCGACGCTATTCGAAATAATCACCAACAGTTATACGACGCTGTCGGGAACCTTATAACAGCTATCGTTGAGGCGGTTATAGATCTACTTCCTAAAATCATAGACGTTGGTGGTAATATCATAAAAGGGTTAATCAAAGGTATTGTGAATATGGCGGG